AACTAAAGATATAATGCGCACTGTTCACGCATTAGCGGATTATTCGAATAATGTCATAACAAAAATACGAAATAGGTATAATTGTTCGATACCTTATTATATATTTTTACGTGCACTTTAAGAAGAGAGTCGTTTACATCATAAATGAAATTAATAGAATTAGCTTCGGCAATTACATCACTTTTTCCATTTATGATTTTAGAGAATCTTGGTAGTATAACCAGTGTATTTTATCATATACATAAAAATGAATTTATGTATAAACTCGTTTATATATCCAGACATGTAGATCTACTACGATTAGGATATGTATTAAAAGGTAGTTTCGATTATATGGAACTTATATTTAATTTTTTATCCATTGTTATCATTTATAAATCGAATACAGATGATAAAAATTATATGGATGTAAACCTGATGATAGGTGTGATTAAAAGTACATTTGGTATACCTAAATTACAATATATCGTTTCATTGTACTTCTGGATGATAGCATTTATTATTCATTATGATACTATATATGGAAAATACACCGATATAATAGTAAACTTACTTTTGTGTCCACCCCAATATTTATTGAAGAATAATATTCTTAACGTATAGTAGAAAATGAATAGAATTATATTATTTACATCATTTTTAGTTATTATATGGTTTTTCATACCCATATATGAAAAACCCAGAGTAATAAAAAATGTATTAACTGAAGATGAGTGTAAACATATACGAGACATTTCGTCTAAAAAGTTACAGACATCTACAGTATCTATGGATCGTGATATAGATGAAAATGTGCGTAAAAGTCAAACGGCATGGCTAAAAGCATCCGAAGATCCAGTTGTTGATAAACTTATACGTAAATGTGTTTCTATGACAGACCGCCCTTTACATAATTGTGAAGATTTACAAGTTCTTAAATATAAACCCGGTGGTTTTTATAAACCACATCAAGACACGTTTCCCGATGTTAAAAATAAACGTATGTACACATTCATAATTGCCTTGAATGACGAGTATGAAGGTGGTGAAACAGAATTTCCAAATATAAAGAGACGATACCGTTTAGAAAAGGGTGACGCTTTGTTCTTTAATACGTTAAACAATTACGAATGTATAACTAAAAAAGCGTTACATGGTGGCGCACCCGTTAAATCGGGTGAAAAATGGGTCTGTAATTTATGGATTAGGAAATACAGATATTAACTGACTTATATAATAATCGCGTCTATCTAAGGATAAATGTACAATTGTAGATATATTTAAAAGACTGTATATAAAATAATACGCGGTATATTCGAAATATAAATTATACGTCGCCAAACTAAAGCACAACGCAAAGTAAAACACAACGTAAAATAAAATGTTAACATTATTTTCTAGAACCGAAATGTATGTTATTGCAGATAAAAATGTATCTACAAGTGACTGATAATTATCCGATACCATAATAGTACTCATTATTGTTATAAAAAGCATAATAAAATGCATAAATTTATACACACCACGTATTTTAACACTTCTTACATCTATATTTCTCACGTGATTTCGTTCCGGTTCGGGTTCCGGATCAGGTAATGGTAGAGGTCTTTCAGCCGTATCATCTATACCTAATACAGGTATATCACCCGGGTTTATAACGACGTTATAGTATTCATTCGTCGTCATATTCTCCTCTCTTATTGATTAGTATTTTTAAACCGATTTTAATTTAAGATGATAAAAACTTCCCATTTTCGTCAATGATGAGTTCACCGCGTTCGGCTAACATTTTTCGGTGTAACATGTGGTGTTCCTTAACATCGTTCTTGTTTTGTCCGACGTATGGTACAGCGTAGCCTTGTTCACACATCCATTTATTCACGTTCGTCCAAATCCCATCTTCGTGAACCCAAAGCTCACCGAGTGCGCGCCCGTATTTACCTACCGAATCGCGTTCGGGGCATCTCAATTCGATCTCGATATCGTCCTTATCACACTCGACAGCTTTCGTTACCCATCCGGCAAGCTTCTTCTTGGCGTGTTTCCCGTAAACCTTTTCGGTCAAATCACGCGTTCGCGATTCTTCGGTATCGATACCGAGCAATCGCACGCGTTGGCGAATGAGTACGTCGAACCCCAAATCGATAAGAACGTCGACGGTATCACCGTCAACGACTTTCGAACACGAGTCGATTTTGTATTTAAATTCACATGGTTTTTGGTTGTAGGTAGTCATTAGTATATACCTAAGTCGTGCTTCTTTTCTTTAATAGTTTATAGAAATATGGTCAAAACACGAAACCAATTACGTAAATCTAAATACAAACGAACAGCTAAACTGGGACGTGATGTATATACACCGGATAAAGGTGGGTACACAGTTATCAGGAATACTCCTGGAACTGGTAATCCTAAACATCCACTGTATATAATCGGTGATAAGAAAAGACAACTCAAAAAGAAATTATCGAAAAAACAAAAATGTTCCCGTTACGAGTGTAATAGATGGTTCGAAGTTGCTGCACATGTAACGTGCGAAAACGATAAAGGTAATTACATTGTACCGTTGTGTAGAAGATGTAATAATCCAAAACGTTACAAACCGTTTTGGACGTCACCATATATAGAGATGGTTCGTATTGAGAAAGTATATACTCGACACGTATCAAAACCTATTTTAAATAATGATATTTTAATTTAATAGTGTTATTATTCTAATACTTGTGTATCAAGCATTGACATTGTTCCATGTGTACATAATTTAGATGTTATAGAACAATCAAATGTTACCAATATAAGATCTCCACTAACTTCCAAATCAGAATAAATTGTCCTGTCATTACCAGTTAATTCCATCATATTTTTATACCCCCCTTCTTCTAATTTTTTTACCAAAGTACCAAGACTTTTAATATCATATACAGTGCCTAAAATTACCATATTTCCTTCTACATTAAGATTTCCAGTTAAAATATAATTTGTCATTTTTATATATTATATATAACTTTTTTTTTTGAAACTATTTCAATCGAGTATAGATCAAACAATTTAAACCTAAGTTAGATCTAAATAGATCATTACTTAAATAAATAGATCTAAGATCAATAAACACAAAATGCTTACACTTTCAAGACGACAAAATTTCCCGCTTTTCGATATAGAAAAGGCAGACTTTATAGACGACCGTAATATTATTAAGTCGCAAATCAGAAAAAAGCAACGTAGCGGAATTTCCCCTCTTTTCGCTAATCACTTGGAGTTTGCAAAAACTATTTGTGATTTGTTCGATGATCCAACTACTTTGTTCGTCATGGGTATCGCGCAAATGCAGGTCGGTAAAACTGGGGCAATGATTTCACTGATCGAACAGTATGTAGATCGATACGAAATACCCATCACGAACATATATATTATCACCGGTTTGAGTTCGAAGTCGTGGATAAATCAGGTCAAAAAACGTTTTCCGGATATTTTGGAAACCCAAATTTACCATCGTAACGACTTAACGGATAAATTTACCTTGGATGTTATGTCTAAAAATGATTCCCTTGTGATTATCGACGAGGTTCAGATCGCAGCTCAAAAGAAGCAAACTATGCATACGACCTTCGATGAGTTGTGTTTTGCAAACAGACAAAACATGTACGAGAAAAATATAAAGGTCGTTGAATTTTCAGCTACCCCTGATGGTGTTTTAAAAGACAGGCAAAATTGGGACGTTGCTGCGGAAATGGTTATTGGAGAACCGGGTGTTGGATATAAAGGTGTTTTTGATTTCCTCGATGAAGGGCGCGTGTTTCAATGTGAAGAATTATCGGGATATAGTAAGAAGGAGGAAGAAGATACACAAGACGTGGCTAAGAAAAATATTGTGGAGCTCGGAAAATTTATATTCGGAAGGTACGGTTCTGATAATGCGAAGTATCATATAATCCGAACTCCCACCGGAGAATCTGGTCGGGTTATGATGAGCAATATCAAAGAAATATACGGCGAACATTTCAAATATAAAACGTATAACGGTATGTCCGAAGAAGAAGATATCGACGAGATTTTGAATATCAAACCAACAAAACATACGTGTCTTTTTATTATGGAGTTGTGCAGATGCGCCGACACGATTAACAAGAAATACGTGGGTGTTTTATACGAACGAAACGTAAAACGTTTCAACGATTCTGCGCAAACTCAGGGTTTACCGGGTCGCGCGTGTGGGTACGATGATACGGGAGAAACGGTTATTTTTGCAAACATAGAAAGTCTCGAATTGTATCGTTTACACTACGAATCTAAGTTTACACGAACCGATCTACCATGGAATTGTAATACTAAAAACGGAACGTATGCGTCTGAGGATTCTGAATCCGAATCTGGGTCGGATAATGGTGAAAAAGAGTATGGCTATAAAGTTTTCGAAAACGACCAAAGATATTTCGAACTCGAAGTTTTTACGAGATCACACCTCGATGGGTGGGTACCAAGGCCACATTCGGGTAAAAATATAAATGAACTCAGGAAACATACTTCAAGTGATCTTATCGCACGTCATTGGGGTTTATCGAATAAAAATCCTAAAAGATTGGCTTTGGGAACAGATGGGAAATGGGTCGTTTGGTGGTTGACCAAATTTTATCCGGGTGTATATAACATATAACTTTTAATAAAAATACTTTACTACTTTACGTATCAAAACCTATTTTAAATAATGATATTTTAATTTAACCAAGAATATGATGACACTCCCAACACAATGTTGCCACGGGGTACTGTTTATGTAACTCTATAAACTTCCTCATTATCACATGTGTTTTATATCCTTCTTCACTTCGTGATTCCGAGACGGCCATTTTTAAAATTTCGGGTCGAGATTTGATTGTGTGTGCATGTGTCAAAATACATTTTTTACCTCCACTTTGTATTTCATTTTTCTTCGCACCACACCCCAAACACGAGGGTGCACTCCTAAAAAAGTTTTTTACTAAATTGGCGGCATTCGCTTTCGAATAGTGTATTATATTCTCTTCCGGTGTATCCTTTGGAATTGTAATACTATATTTCTCACTCATATTTTGAATTTTTGTTTTTTGTAATTTACAATCTATAAAATTAATCGAATCTTTTTTCAATTTTCGAAACATACATGAATTTGTATCGTGTAGATTTTTAATGTTATCATTTATGTACATATCCGATACAAGTTCACATAAATCATCCATTATTTCATCGTTATTTTCTTTATTAATTTTCAAACATTTCGTTTTTTCATCGCGTTCAAATTTATCACCCGTGCTTAGAAATCTATACACCTCAATCATGGACCGGAATCGTTTACCTTCCGGTGAAAAGTAATAGTTATCGGTCATACCCATAGATTTACCAGATTTTCGCGTTTCTATTTTGACATACCATTCATCGTTTATTTCCCACCCCTTACCTTTTAGATATTTCTTAAGACTATTGAGAGCCGACATATCATACTACTCTATAAATCACGTATCTTTTTAAGTTCATCACACATCTTCAAATAATCACCTTCAGGTAAATTTTCTGAGTTTTTATCAATAAGTTCCATTACGGTTCTTGAAACACTTCGTAATGTTATATCTCTATCGTATGTAGGTTCCGGTGTCAAAGGGGGTCGACATAACCAATCCGTTCCCGTAATTTCCCCGTCGTAATTGTATATTTCGCGAATGTGTGTTAAGAAATCCCGTAATCGTGTATAATAAGTGGTGGGTGAGCAGACAGAGTCGTGTCTAAAAATATAATCTTTAATGACGAGTACATTTTGGGTATCACTCCATAATCCCTTATTATAATTAAACATGGATATTGGTCTGATAGTACCATCCTCGGGTGTAGGTAACGTATCGTTACGGTTAAGGTACGATGCGTTATAATTGAACGAAAATATAGGGGACGCGTATGCTTCTATACTTTGTACCGGTCCTCTACCACGTTCATTTTCATATATTACCTTAATGAGTATCTGTTGAATACCTTCACACGGGTTAGGTATAGTTGACCGTATACTACTATTGACGAAAGGTGTTGACGGCATTTATATATACTTACATTTATTCCTTATCTGGTTTTATAAGAATTTCGGGTGCATCATCAACTATATCTATAACATACCTACTTTCATTATCTGTGGGAGATACTGTTACGATTCTACACTTATCGGTACTGATCATAGTTTGGTCAGAAACTTTAGTTACTGGTATTGTAATAGGTCGACACAAGAGCATCCACATTTATATAAGTAAATATTTAAAATCTTTGTCACTTTTAGTGATTACCAAGAAAAAAAAACTTTTAATATATACAAAGTATCTCCTTGAGAAGGGTGTTCGATTTCAAATATAATTTTTCTTTTTACTAATCACTTTTATTGACAAAGATTTTTATATTATACTCTATGTTTCCTATTTAAAAGTAATAGTATAATAATATAAAAAAAAATGGGTGAAGACGTAAAAAAGTATATACAGGAAGGTATACACTTTTCAAACGAATTCATGGATATGATTGAAGATATTTCTAGAAAATATCAAGAACATATTTCCGTATCAATGGAAATTGGGCATTTCGATAAAATGGGTAAAGTTATGATGAAATTATCTGAAGCTCTTATACGATATAATAAACAATATACAGAACTTATAAGAGATTTTAAAGGTAAAAAAGAAACCGGGGATGAAAAAAATGGGTTAGAAACAATTTTAGAATAAAATGTTACTATAATACAAATATGTATAATTTTAGACTATACACACCTGCATTTTTTATAATATTGTCAAATTTATTAATCACAAAACAATGTGGATCTTTAGTTAGTTCAGGAACAAACGTACCCTTTAGACCACCCGGGTGGGTTTTTGGTGTCGTATGGCCTATACTTTATTTTACAACGGGGTTCGCGTGGTCTTCTAGTAAAAAGGATTATTTATTTTCAATGATAACAGCTTTGTGTTGTTTATGGTTATATATTTATTCATGTAAAAAAAATAAAAAATCTGCATCTTTTATACTTTTATCCACCGCATTATTGTCGTGGCACTTAGTAAGAATTTTACCTAAAAAATCGAGAAATGCCATGATTCCATTAGCTTTATGGACAAGCTTTGCAACTTACCTCAATATGTACGAAGCATTTACTTAAAAATATAAGTAATACTTAAATAAATGATACAACAATATGCACAACACGTATATAAAATACTTGGCCCCGGTTATAGTGAGCGTGTGTATCACAATGCAATGGAAGTTGTCTTACGGAAAAATGGGATACATTACGAAACGGAGAGAATAGTTCCTATTGTGTTTGAAGGACACACAATAGGGAATCTTCGCGCCGATTTAATTTTAAATAATAAAACCGTAGTCGAACTCAAATCGGTTAAAACTATGAATGACGTCATGGTCACACAAGCCCAGAACTATCTACGCTTGACGGGGTTCACGGAAGGGTACCTTATTAATTTTCCTACATCACTTAACACCGATTTAGAGGTTAGGTATGTAACTCTGGATCTTCTATCTGATTCATCATGTACATAACTGGGATCATTTGGTAAATCTTTTTCCACTCACCTTTGGATTCTTCGTAATACTTTTTAGGGTCTTTAAGACCCTCTTTTATAATTTCGTTTATCTTTTCTGTGTAGAACTTGATTTCTTCTAAACAGAAATTGTAATATGGATCGTTGTTCATTACCTATATTAAATCTTTATTTTTTAACCTTGTTTCTAGTATTTTTAAAGAGTTCTGGTGTGTTTCTCTTTTTTACTGCAAAGTTTTTGAGCATGTTACTCAAACTGTTATATACAACACCTTGACGCAATGGGTTCTTTTTCGCATTCGATTTTGTTTTAGATTTTGGTTTTGGGGAGTTTGGGAATTTATTATTCGTTTCCTTTTGTAACTTTTTAGAATTGTTATTACGCACTGGGAAGGCCATTTTAGTATATATTTAGATTTTAAATCGTTGGTATATATTCCCAATGAAGGACCTCACATATCTTTTTCCATATAACGTCCTGTTGGTATAACTTTTCCTTCGATTTCAAAAGTGGAAAATATTTCAAGTACTTATCTTCACTCAAAAGTTCGCAAAACTTATAGAGTACATACGAATAACTCAAAAAGTTTTTTCTTTCTGGTGGACAGTTATCATCAAACGGTTTTTGAATATCCTTGAACATTATACGCAGACGTTCTTCGAGCTCTTGAGGCATGGAAGGTGGTTTTACTCCACTTATGATATTGGTTATATAAGGGACGTGTTCATAGAACTTATTTAGTTTCAATTTTTTCAAGAGTGTACGAACGCGTGCGTGTGTAATCTCATCTAAAACTTTTACCTTTATTTTTTTGAGTTCGTTACGTAGTTGTTCTATTACCTCGGGGGGTATAGTTGTCGTCTCTTGAGCTTGAAATTGTGATAACCATTCATTAAAATGATTTTCACGTTTATACGAATAATTGACTATCTTTTCCGACGTTTCCTGTTCTTCTCTATATGTCAACTCTTCACTTATAAGTGTTGCTAAAATCGCACCACAATTATCACACACGAGGTCACTTGTATCTGTAAAATGAAACACGTTACTTTCTGGACACGTGGGGCACACTTCACGTTTCTTTTCTATAGGTCTATCTATATTATTTAACTTTTCTACGTCTATTAGGTAATCATTAAATATATCTTTCCTCTGTAGTCCGGATGTTTCTTTACAGTTGAAAACATTATTGGTACTTACTTCTTTTTTAAGTTCATCTGTATACAATTCCAGATACGGCATACACTGAATTATATACTGTGACATTTCGTATTCATATTTCGATTTATTAATGGGGTCGTCCCGAATAGACTTTTCCCATGTTTCTACTTTATTGGTATATCTACTTAAAAAATTACCTTCCATAATAATTAAATATAATGCTCGGTAATCTTTTAACTAACGTTATTTTATGGGTGTACGCGACATTAAAATCAGTATTTTCCACCCCAGACTATAGAATTGCGGATTCGTCTATGGAATATTTTTTAGATTACACAAAAACACCTTTACCAGAAGATCTCGATGAATTCTGGTACAATGAGCGTAATGAATGGGATGATGAGACAGAAAGTGTTTTCAAAACATTAAACTATTCCAATTATAAAGAGACCACAATTCCTAAAAATGTTACTAAAACGGTGGTTCGTGTTAAATATTGGTACAATAACACGTTGTACAAATATTTAACGTATGATATGGATCACCCATGGCCACCTCCACGTAAAAGTGGGGTTGTATTTAACATACCAAGCGTTTCAGCTGTTTTGCTCGATTCGGATGATAAACCAGTTAAGGATCTTTTAAACAAGATTAAACGATACGCGGGTCCACGTAAAGATTTCCATAACGAAAAAGTTAAAATAAGGGATATGTTATATTATGATATAGACACACTTGAAAATGAATTCCCAAAAATAAAAATAAAAAATGCGTTTGGTATGACTAAAGTCGTAAGCACGGTAGACGGGTATATTACTGATCTTCGGGTACCTTAGTTGCTAAGTAAAATTTTAATTCACCCAGATTAGCAACGTTATACTTTAATATCAAAAATCTATTCTGTTCTTCCTGCATAATTTGTACTGTAGAACACATACTCGTAGCTTTTGTAAATATATTCATGTATCGAAGGGAATATTCACCCGAAATTTTGGGACTTTCTTCCGTACATTCAATATCTGTTTCCTGGTTTGCAAAATCACCCATACATTGTAGTTTGAGTTGTGTACCTTCCCTGGTTATCTCTATAATATTACCTATATTGTGCATATCTCTGCATATTCTCTGAAAATCCATTGATGCCATTGGTGTAATTGTTGTCATGATCATATCTGGTACTTCAATTTGGTTTTCATTTATATCGAGTAATTTCAAAGCAAATTTAGTACATGTTTTCTTTGATTCGTTATGAATTTCAATATTCATAAACTCTTTACAATTTATACTCATTACAAGAACATCGTTATTTGTAATGGATTTAAGAAGTTTGAATGTGTTCGCGACATTTATACCCGCAATTATATCGGTTTCACATGTATATTCTTCGAAATTATCCGATGAGAGATACATGTCAACCAGGGATGTACGAGCTGTATCGAGAGTTACGATGTATATACCATCAGGTTTAAAGTATATATTTACGTCATTGAGTATATCTTTGAGTACTTCAAAGGTTGATTTTATGGCACTCGCCTGAATTGTTGCCAATTTCATATCTAAAATATATAAGTTTTAATTCTTTATATTCTTATTATATGCATCTGATACACTCTGACTAATCTTATCTTCGAGTTCTTTGGTCATGGCCGGTTGTAAACTTCTACCATAATCATCTAAACCAAACAAGTCTCCTGAACCTTCTCCATCTCCTTCTAAAGATGTTGTTGAACAACCACCAAAGTTACACGTCTCTAATTCTTTTACAGGTAAGAGAGATTCTAACCAATTTCGTATTTCATTACCGACTAAAAGCTTACCATTTTTGGTAAGCATGGTTGGAACGCGTGTAATTTTATTTTTATATTGGGGTGGTATACCCAATTTATTAATATTATGATATTTAACAATTTGTTTGAGTTGTTCATGTTTATTAATATAATCAATTATATCCAAACTATGATTACACTGTGGACTATAAATTAGAAGGGACATATCTTAAAATAGAGTTTACTTTTTTTTATCGAAAAAAACACATTTTTATACATTTTCTTATACACGTAAGATATAGGGAATAAATAAAATCTTTGTCACTTTTAGTGATTACTAAGAAAAAAAAACTTTTAATATATACAAAGTATCTCCTTGAGAAGGATGTTCGATTTCAAATATAATTTTTCTTTTTACTAATCACTTTTATTGACAAAGATTTTAAAGATTAATAGTATAAATAAAAATAATTATTAATATTAAATAATGAATATCATACTATTGATATTATTAATACTCGTTGTACTCATTGTATTTGTGACCATGTCCAGGGTGGAAATTAAACCAGAAAACCCAGTATTATTGAAAGGTTCTAATACGGAATTATCTGATTATGAAGAATCAGGTGAAGAACTTGAGATATCAAATGATCTCATGCAAGAGATGGTTCTCGCAACAAATAAAGAAGTTTCTAAAAAAACTGGTCTTTGTACGTATATTATCGAAACATTATCTGTAAAAAAATATGTAAATAAGAAAAGTAATCAGGAAAAATATAGATGTATGTTTATGTCGGTGAAACATAAAGGTTTTGCATTAGGGTTTTCCGTTACGTCTGATTTACGAATCATTGATGGAAAAGCTATCGTATTAAACGTGACAACACAACCCATCGACGATAAACCCCTTTCAGACCCAAGTATTTATCAAAAATCTATAAAGGGTAAAGAATTCGAAGATTATACAGAAGTTAGACGGAGTGAACTTGATATGGTTAAAAATACAAAAATAATAGATAAGGTTATACATGACTCAAACTCGATGTACGGTAAAATTAACATTTAAAACTCTAAAATAATTATAATGATCAGTATTGATGAAATATCACGTATAACTGAAAAGAGGAATCATTTGAAAAAGGAAACGTATACTAAAATTTACGAACAGATTTCAAAGAAGATACGTCAGTCGGTAGATTTAGGCCATAAATATTTGTTTTGTCAGATACCTTCTTTTGTTATGGGGTACCCTCATTTTAACAGAGCAAAAGCGCTACAGTATATAAAACGACAATTTGAAATAGGTGGATTTACAGTCCAGATTATAGGCGAATACGAATTATGTATTTCATGGAAACCGAATAAAAAATCACGAAAAAATGAACAACACGAACATCCAGAAGACACAGAGGATTTCCCCACACTCGTAAACCTTAAAAAAGCAGCAAATAAATACAGGGGAAAATAATTGATGCGTGAGACTTAAAGTTTAAATATGTAAATATATTACAAATATGAGTGACCCTTTAAATATACTCGTCGAGGCAAAACGTGAATACATAGGACAATTATGTTTACTTATGTGTCCAGTTATGATCGAAACGTATGAAACCATGTATGAGGAAGCATATAAACTTACAAAAGGTAGAAAGGTTCTCGTAATGTACCAAAAACTTCTGAAAGAAGTCCCCAATTGGAGTGATGCTATGTCTAAACAACACACGGATAATATATCAAATAGATGTGCGTGGTTTAACGACCTGTTAGCTGCTGTTTTTGTAAGTTGTGTTAAAATTTTATCCGCGGTTCGATTGAATAAAGATAATAAGAAAATCTCATTGAAACTTCCAACGAATGAAGTTTTCATTCAAACGTGTTATAACAACGCAGCCAAAGATCTATATAGAGACCCATACATTTATCACGAAACGCAAAACGAACACGCGAGAAACGATAAATTATACGAGCGTTTTTGTGTATGTATCGAAACATCCGTAAAAGAACTTATACCCGTACAACAGATTTTACAAACGTATATGTCTCAAACACACGAGGGACAGGATTTAGATCTCGATCAAGCTGAAGTTGGTGATTCTGAAGACCCTGACCTTATTGATGGGTATGAAGAGGAAACGTCAGAAGAACCATTCGATGCTGAACAATCTATGGAAACCCCAATGGAACAATCTATGGAAACCCCAATGGAACAATCTATGGAAACCCCAATGGAACAATCTATGGAAGCCTCAATGGAACAGGTAATGGAACCAGAACAAACTTCACCATTCGATAACGAATTTAAAACTATTAATACTAAACAACAACCATACCCACAACCGCAGCAGGAAGAAGAAGGTGTTTTATTTCCAGATGCATCAGAGACCCGTGCAAAAAAAGTTGGGTACTATTAAATGGAGTTTGAAGACTATTTAAGAGACCCCGCGTGGGCCGGAATAATCGCCGGTTTTATAACCGCAGGATACATACACTTTAAAGCAAAGAT